AGCCTTGCTAGTTCAAAAACAACAACCAACTCCCGTGAGGGCGTTCCTGGTTGATTATTGTTATTAACTGAAGATAAAACATTCTATATATCAATTACCCCTGTGGTTTCCATCTATCTTTTATGTGTAGTACATCTATGATAGTGGCTTGACCATTGGCTTAATAATCTTATATAGTGCTTTTAATCTAGTCCCGCGAGCAGGACCTAGCAAGTTTAATGTCGCTCATACCTACGTCGAGTAAGTACGTTGATGTGTGAGATACTATCGAATAATTCAAACTTAGAAAGTAAATGTCTTATTACGAGCAAAAGTAAAAATAGACGTTGCTATTGTACCCAACGAATATGAAAATGTGATCGTACCTGAACTTGAAGAAGCAGTGTAGATCATGCAATTTGTTGACTGTGTATTACCACCTATAATGAAATTTCCTAGAGTCACGTAACCTGTTAAACCAGTTACGGCTGATATGTTTGCTGTTACTATACTAGTACCAACAACGAAAGCATTCATTATATATCTTTCACCAGGTATCATACCTGAAATTGATACAACAGACCCATTTGTTGTTACAATGAGCCCTCTCTGACTAAAAGTCTGAGTACCAAAGATATTAGTTGTACCAACCGCAGGTGCGACACCTACTGAGGTAATACCATTTTGATTTTCAGAAAGTGATGTATTCGTCTGATTAATTAACGTAACATCATATTCTATCCACAATTTTCCCCACCCAGCACCATCTGTAGCTCCGTCTGATACTATGACGTAAGCATTTGCGACATCAGTGTTTCTGATATCCAAATTAGGTGCTAAAGCTCCAGATCTAATAAAACGATCTCTTGAGAGCTGTGAACTATTAAAGTTCAGTGTGGTGGTTTTCCATGGTGCATCTTCAACCGCTCCTAAAAATGAGGCAGCGATCTGCTCTGATGATGGTGGACTATCGGCTGAATCATAGTCGGGCGCCATCATTATTGAACCAACTGTTAACGTGGAACAACGTGGATAATAACATAGTTTTAACGAATTAAACCTATATTTTTCCCAACCAGAG